AGTTTTCAATTCACTACCATAGAAGGTGGTAATGTCAAGCCGGAGGAAGTTGAAGCAGCTAGGCGTAGCCTCGATGAACGCACATTCCGCCAAGAGTTTGAAGCCACCTTTGAAACCTTCTCAGGCAGGGTATTCTACGCCTTTGATCGTAGACATAACATGCGCCCGTATCTTGTAGAAGCTGATAATAAACAATTACCAGAACTGCACATAGGCATGGACTTCAATGTGGATAACAATAGTTGTGTCATTGCCATAAGACCCAACTTACAAGTGCTACAAGTCATAGATGAAATTAAATTAATGGGAAGCAATACAGATGAAATGGTTCAAGAAATTAGAAATAGATATCCTCACCATAAGGTTACAGTCTACCCCGATCCCGCAGGTAGTCAGCGAAAGACTTCAGCCGGAGGTAGAACCGATCACACTATTCTACGAAGTGCAGGCTTTGCAGTAAAGGCACCACACGGACATAATGCTATCCGTGATGGAGTTAATGCAGTAAATGCTAAACTACGCAGTTCTACGGGCATAACTACATTGTTCTTTGATCCAAGGTGTAAATATAGCATAGAGTGTCTAGAAAAACATACCTACAAAGAAGGCACCAGCATTCCAGACAAGGACTCGGGCTTTGATCACATGAATGATGCATTAAGATACATGGTGGATTACTTATTCCCCATCAGACAACCCATAGCTCCACTACCAACCAGGATGTGGGGTCATAAAATAGGATAAACAAATGGCAAATCAAACGCTACAAGATGACTACACGGCACTGGCCACGACACATTGGTTGTATGAACGCAATCGTGATCGCTGGCAATTCTTAATGGAAAGCTACACCGGAGGCGAGGAATATCGTCGTGCAGGACATCTAACTCGTTATAATTTAGAAACACCCGGTGAATATGATGCTAGATTAGCCAATACTCCTTTAGATAATCATTGTCAGAATGTAATCTCAACCTATGTCAGCTTTATGTTCCGTGAAGAACCCGATCGTGAGTTTTATACTTGGGCAGGACAGAAGGATGTTGAAGACTTCTTAAAAGACTGTGACATGGAAGGTCGTAGTTTAGATGCTTTTATGAAGCAGACCAGCATTTGGAGTAGTGTATTTGGCATGGCTTGGATCATCATGACCAAACCTAATCTAGGTGCAGCAAGTCTAGGTCAAGAACTAGAAATGGGTGTGCGCCCATATGTAAATCTGCTAACGCCATTGATTGTTTCAGATTGGACATGGGAAAGAATGCCAGGTGGCCGGTATGAACTAAGCTATTTCAAATATGTGGAAGAAGTCATTGATAGGATCTCTGTAGTTCGTGAATGGACTCGAGAAACAATTAAAACTTGGATTATTGACGATGTTAAAAAGACTGCTTATATGGATGCTGAAGAAATCAACTATCTAGGTAAGATTCCTGCCATCCTAGTCTACAACCAACGCGGCATCACCAAAGACATTGGCATCAGTGATATCACTGATATAGCAGATCTACAAAGAAGCATCTACAACCTACAAAGTGAGAATGAACAAAGCATTCGCTTAGATGGACATCCCAGTTTGGTTGTTCCACCTACTGCACAACTTGGTTCAGGTGCTGGTGCCATTATTCAACTGCAAGAAGGCAGTGACCCAGGCCTGAATCCATACTACTTAGAACATGGCGGTAATGGCGTAAGTTCAATACACAGCAGCATTGACAAATTAGTTGAAGCTATTGATAGAATTGCTTTCACTGGTGGAGTTCGTGCCACTGCACAAAGAACAATGTCAGGTGTTGCCATGGAAACAGAATTCCAATTGCTAAATGCTAAATTGGCAGAAAAAGCTGATAACCTAGAATTAGCCGAAGAACAAATGTGGAAGTTGTTTGGCGAATATCAGAATCGAGTCTGGGAAGGCGAGATTGACTATCCATCAAGCTTCAACATCCGTGACAATCAGCGTGAATTCCAAGAACTGGCCACAGCCAAGAGTGCAGCCACCAGCCCTGAAGCCCTGGCCATTGTTGACTTCAGACTGCGTGAAGCACTGGAAGATCCTACACTGACCTATGTGCCTGATGTTCCTGACAATGAGAGTGAGGGTGAAGAATACGCTGTCATGCCAGTTCAGGGTGCTGGCGAACATCCTGTGACCACTGCAGAAACCAGAGTAGCACACATTCAAGAAATGTTGATGTCTGGATACACAAATGCACAAATTTTAGCATTGCATCCTGAAGTCACACTAGATGACATTATTGCTGCCGGAGCAGCCGCAGCCGCTAATAACTAAAGGAAACTATTATGCCACTTAAAAAAGGTTATGGTGAAAAAGCCATTGCAAAAAACATCAAGACTGAATTAAAGTCAGGTCGTCCACAGGCTCAGGCTGTGGCCATTGCTCTTAGTGTAGCCCGCAAGGCAGCACCTAAAGATCAGAAGTATCGTTTTACTAAAAAAGGATAACATTATGAATAGTCCATTACCAGTTCGCGGAATGCGGACAAAGAAGAATAAAGACAAGAAACCACCAAAGAAATAACCGTTTATAGGCATTGACTATAAATATTAACACGGGAAGGACAACTTCCCACCATTTACTCTTTGAAAGGGAGGCCGCTTACTATGAGCAATCAAGACATAGGTAACATTGATGACACTGACACATCACAAACAAGTCAGGCAACAGCTAAAACTTATACTCAAGAAGAATTTGACTCACATATGGCTAAGATGAAATCATCTATTAGTCGTAAGTATGAAAAAACATTTGCAGAGTTAGGTGATATCGAAGAACTAAAACAACTCAAGACTGAATCAGAAAAGCGAAAGCAAGATGAACAAGTCAAGCGTGGTGAGTTCGATCGTATCATTCAAGATTTAGCACAAAAGAAAGACGAAGAAATTCGTAAGCGTGATGAAGTAATAAGAAATTATACTGTGGACATGCCGTTAGTTGACACAGCTGCCAAGTTTGGTGCTGTTAATCCTAAACAGGTGCAAGCATTATTGAAGCCTAATCTTAGATTAGGAGAGAATGGTGATGTTGAGGTGCTCGATGAAAAAGGCACAGTTAGATATTCCGATAAAGGCCAACCTTTCAAAGTAGAAGACCTTGTCAGAGAATTCCTTGACACAAATCCCCACTTCAAGGCTGCTGGACCAACGACAACACAGACTAAGAGTAATGTTAGCCAGTCACGAGAAAAGCTCGACATATCAAAATTGAATATGTCAAACCCTGCGGATCGAAAAATATACGCTGAGTATAGAAAGACCCAGGGATTTTAAGCCTACTATCTAAGGAGAATTACAATGGCTGGATCTACAAGCGTCACATTAAATGACCTATTACCTACAATCGTACAAGAAGCCATGTTCGTCGCTAATGAGCGTTCGATCATGCGTGGTCTTGTAAAAAACTATAGCCTAGCACCAACGCAAGGCAAAACCATTCAAGTTCCAATCTTCCCAGTTCAGACTGCGGCTGCATTGACAGAAGGCGATGACTTCAGCAATACAGCAGTATCTACTGATGTTGCTACATTCGATGTTGGCCAAGTTGGCTTGATGACCATGGTCACTGACCTAGCTGTTAACGCCTCTGCCAGCAATGTTGTTGCTGACCTAGGCCGTTTATTCGGTGAAGCAGTTGCTCGTAAGATTGACACAGACTTGATGGCATTGTTCAGTTCTTTCACTACTAACACAGTTGGAAGCACAAGCACAGCAATCACACCAGCATTGGTAATGCAAGGTATCACCAAGCTTCGCGCTCAAGGCATCAGCCCTGACGGCATCGCTTGCGTTCTACACCCAAACATTGCCTATGACTTGAAGTCTGCGTTGACCACAACTGGTAACACAGCTTTCACAGGTGGTGCTTACAGTGATGTTACCAACGAAGCAATGCGTATGGGTTATATCGGACAGTTGTTCGGTGTGCCAGTTTACGAAAGTGCTAACTGCCCAGCAAGTGGTGCAGAAGCAGGCGACTACAAAGGCGGTATCTTCCACCGTGATGCACTAGGCTTTGGTCTAATGCGTGACATTCAGATCGAAACTCAGCGTCGTGCTCGCGCAATCGGCACTGATGTTGTTTGCTCTGCTATGTATGGTGTTGGTGTTGTCTACGAGAAATACGGAACTTACGCTTCGTTCGACTCTTCAATCTAATTAGGAGAATTAACTATGGCTTTCCCAGATAACTGGATTGTTTCCGGAGGCAATGTTTTAGCATTTGCTGAGTATCAGGATGTAACTTCCTGTGATCAGCGTGTCTTCGAAGCCAACGAGGGTATTTCAGATGAGACCATGGTTGAAGATCTAACTACTAAAGCTACCAACCGTATTCTACAATTAATTAGAACTACTGGTTGGTGGCGCAGGTATTACATGGCTGAAGCCAGCAATGCACAAAAAATAGCTACAAATACTCTAAGCACACCTGATGTTCCTCTGCCTAGTCCTAATTACATATTGGGAAGACAGGCGGACTTCACTGACCTTTGCGTGTATTATACTTTGTATGAATACCTCTATCCAAAGATAGCAGACTATTCAGCACAGGATAATGCAGAAGTTCAGAAAATTGGTGTATATAGAACTAAATTTGACCAGCTATTTAGAGAACTGATTGAGGATGGAACATGGTATGATTTTGATGGCAGTGGCACAGTCACAGCCAAAGAGAAATTACCAACCAGAACTAATCTAGTGAGAGTAAGATGAGAACAGAACTGTTAGCAGCAATTACCACAGCAGTCAGCACACTTACCCAGTTTGCTGTCAGCCAAGAATTGCCTTGGGAACAAAATGGAACTCCTCTTTATCTCAAGAACATGAAGAAGATCTATGTCGATCGTGAAAAGCAGGAAGAAACAATGTTGATTCCTACATTGAACGGTGGAGAAGTTTTTCAAGATGATCTTATCTCTGAAGTGTATGTGGCAGTGGATGCTAAGAATACACCTAGTCAGTTAGACAATCTAATTACAAAGATCCTCGGTGCGAAATACACCATTAATCTAGTCAACTTCGGCAGCGAAAGTGATTACACCGTAGACAAACAAGAGGATGTATTAATCTATACTTTCGAGTTTAGGTTAAACATCGCAACAACATAAAAAAGGAAAAAGCAAAATGGCTTATATCAATGTCAGTGCTCCTACTAAGAACGCAATAATTCAAATCTCTACTGCTAGTATCGCTACTACCAGTTCAGGTTACATTATTCCTGCTCTTCAGGATGTCACTCTAAACAACGCAACAGGAGTATTCAACTGGACACAGTTGGATGTATTTGCAAACTTAACAGTTTCAACACCTGCAACCAACAGTGTCAGTGCTAATCTAGTATTAGATTCTACAACATTCTTCACAGGAGCGAATGGTGTAGCAAGTCTATTTGACTTAAGCAATGATGCCACATACATCTATTTTAGATGTTATTTTGATGGTCGCGGCACTGGTTCAAAATATGTAAGTGGCTCAGGCTTCATTACAAATTTGGCACCAACTGTCAATCCAACTGCTCCAGTCTGGGTTTCACCGATTACAATCTCTGTAGATGGTGACTTCACAGTCGGCACAGTTTAATCATTAACTGATTAAAATAAGGGCATCTTAGGGTGCCCTTTTTTATTATTGTTAAATATACACGCAGGAGATTAAAAGATGGAATTAGAAGATTATTCTGATGAAGATCTAATTAAAAGTTTAGAAGCAGAAGTTGCTAAGTCGTTGAATGAAATTCGTTCAGCACAAGGTGACATAGACAAAGTAAAAGGACGCTTGAGATTCGCTCTAGCAGTCATACACATATTAAAAGAACCAAAGGATTAAAAGATGAAACTAACACAACTGGCAGCTAAGCCAAAACTAATTAAAATTGAAATTAATGACGAAGAAACCGTAGCAGAATACGGTGAAGTTATTGAGTTCTGGATCCATGACCGTCAACCTATTGAACAATTCATTCGTCTTGCACAGATGAAAGATGATAGTATGGCTGATGTCATTGAAATTGTTAAGAAGATGGTATTGGATGAGGAATCCAATCCTATCATGACAGATGAAACTCTATTACCTACACGAGTATTAACTAAAGTTATTGGTAAGGTAGTAGAAACACTGGGAAAGTAACAGGGGAGGCCATAGATCCTAAGAGCACTGAAAGCAATCTGATATTATGCCTCGATCAACTGGGTAAACGCTATGGCATGCTGCCCAGCGAGGTAATATCAAAAGCTACAACCTTTGATCTAGTTATTATGGACACAGCAATGACAATAGAAAGATATCAACAGGAATCAAGTCAACCAGGCTATGTTCCTGATGTCAGTGTTGAAGAACTGTTAAAAATCAAGGAAAGAGCATAATGGCATTTAAGCTAACCAAAGACCAAATAACTCCTAGCTTGGATAGAAAGTTAAAAGAACTTGAGAAATTACCTCAACGGGCTTTTGTTTTCTTCCAAGCTCATACTCCAGTTCGTTCAGGTAATGCTCGTAGCAAAACCAAACTAAACAAGGATATTATTGTGGCAGGTTATGGTTATGCTCGAAAACTTGATGATGGTTATAGTGCCCAAGCCCCAGATGGTATGAGTAAACCCACTGAGGCTTATATACAAAAAGAAGCAGATGCTATCTTGAAAAGGAAATAAAATATGGCTGATCTAAATTATGATATCAGTGTAAGCACCAAAGAAGCCCTTAATTCAATCACAGGATTAAAAAATGCACTAGGTGGATTAGCCACTGCCTTTGCACTTAAAGAGATTGCTCAATTTGCTGATAGTGTTACTGGATTAAAAAATAAACTATTATCGATAACACCTGATATAGATGTTGTCATTCAACAGTTTAATGCTCTAGCTGCTATTGCTATTACTACTAGGACTCCATTAGAAGCAGTTGGAAGTTTATTTGCCAGTATTCAGCGTTCAGCTAAAGCATTAGGTATCAGTCAAGCCGAGGCTGCACAAATCACTGATAGTCTTGCCAAAGCAATGTCAGCCAGTGGTATGAGTGCTAAGGAAATGCAGGGACCGTTACTGCAATTAGGACAGGCATTACAAAGTGGTGTATTCCAAGGTGACGAATTACGCAGTATCTTAGAAAGTTTTCCACAGGTTGCACAAGCTCTAGCAGAACAATTAAATGTGCCAGTTGGTGCATTAAAGAAATTAGGCAGTGAAGGACAAATATCAGCTGATGTATTTGTTCAAGCCATGCGTAAAGCTAAAGATGGCATTGACGAAGCTTTTGGTAGAACAACTCCTACACTTATGGGAGCATTGGGAACCTTTAAGACAATTGCACAGGTTGCATTTAGTGACTTTGATAACAATACTAAAACTAGTAGAGATTTAGGTGCTGCCATTGAATATATTGCATTTTCATTCTATAAATTTACTAAGAGCCTACAAGACTCTGCTGATAGTATTAAAGAAATCTTAAAAATAGGTGCACTGATTATCACATTTACTCTATTAGGTAGGGCAATTCAATTAGTTGTTGGAACATTCACTGCACTATTTGGAATGGTTAGAGGTGTTTATGTTGTAGTTGTTGAATTAGGAACATGGCTAGGAAAAATAGCCGGAATTGCAGAAGCAGCCGGCGGAGCAATGGGTATTTTTAGTAGAGCTATTCAAGCAGTAGCAGCCACACTAGCTGGTTTGATTGGAGGTAATCTATTTTCTTGGTTTAAGGAAACATACGATGGAATATCTGGATTTGTTGATCGTATGTTCAGTGCCAGTGATGCAACCAGCAAATCGGGTGAAGAACTTGCAAAGTTCCGTGAAGAACTAGCTAAACAAAAGGAAGGTCTAGATAATTCAGCCAAAGCCAGTGAGAATGCAAAGTATCTAGCAGAAGAATTAGCTAAAAAATTAGGTCTTGTTCGTCTTGAAATGCAGGCACAGGTCAATGGTTTAGATCGTAGTTTAAGTCAGACTAGAGAACGACTAGCATTAGAAAATGAATTCTTAACTGCTAATAAAGATAGAATTAACATCAGCGAAAATGAAATAGCCATTGCTAAGATGTTGACTGACATTGACATTGAACGCCGTAATACTATTGCCTCACTAACTGATCAACTTAAGAAACAGCAGGCCGAATATGGTAATATGCGTGTCAAGGACAGTGAAGCAGGCAAAGAAGCTGCCGGACGCATTGGCATTCTAAAAGATCAGATTAAGAAAACTGGCGAAGTTTATGATGCTCATGCAACAGGTATGGTTAAACTTACACAAAGTAATCAAACTCTAAAAATTCTTGAAGAAGATCGCAAGAATAATCAACAGATTATCATTAAAGCCATTGAAGATCAGATCTCACGCAGTCAAAAGTTAGGTGATATTCAGCGTAGTATCAATGATAAGATGAAGGATCAGCAATTCTCCATCAGCTTAAAAGGTAAATCACCTTTAGAAAAACAAATTGCTGAGATCAAAGAAACTGCCCGTAAAGGTGCATTAGAAGCAGGTCGTAGTTTTGCTGATGCATTTAATGCTGAAGATGGATTAACAGCAGATAAAGCTAAAGAACTCACCGACGGTCTTGCTAATATTACCGAAGGTTATAATAACATTGCCAATGCGGCATTAAAGGCACTTGGTGTTTCAACCGAATTTGTCAACGGCCAAGTCACAGGCATACAGGCCATACAAGAACAAATATCAGTTGGATTAACATCAGCATGGGATGAATACAAAACCAAAGCCACTGATACAGCTGGTCAGATTAAATCTAGCTTTGAAAACTTCACCAGTGGATTGGAAGATGCATTTGTTAGATTTGTTCAAACAGGTAAATTAAGTTTCAGTGATCTAGCCAATAGTATTCTTGCTGATCTAGCTAAGATTGCATTTAAGAAAGCAGTGATTGGATTGGGATCATTATTCGGATTTGCCGCAGGTGGACAAGTCATGGCAGATACACCAATTATGGTTGGTGAGCGTGGCCCTGAATTATT